CTTTCATAGACTTCATATCTATGGACAATAACTTCAGGCGGTGCTTGAATACCTATTCGGACATTCTTACCCTTAACATCTAAAACGACGACTTCAATATCATCATTAATGATGATAGAGTCGTTAATCCCTCTAGTTACGATTAGCATTACTCTCTTTCCTTATACCATGTGGTAATGTCGCCCGTAAGCTTATCTCCACTTTCTCTTAACGTGGCTACTGTTACTTTCTTTGATAATGTCTTTGATACCTTTACTGCGAAAGTATTAAAATCTTCATTGATCTTTTCATCATCACTACACAAATCAAAAATACATCTTGAAAGCATCATTAGCGCAGTATCTGCATCTTTAATTGCAGCTAATGCCCTAGGATCATCTCTTTTAATTCTCATTTTATTTCTCTAACGTTATTCAATTTCACTGAGATAAGAAAGGACGTCATTCAAAGATGATACACAGCTTTCTAAATTCTCGATATGAGCTTGCATTGTCTCACCTTTTTCTGATTCTTGAAGACTTTCAGGAATACTGTCAAAGGCACTCTGCTCATCATCTCGAATCTCTTCCAGCTCTGTGACCAACGTTTCAATTCGTGTGGTGATATCTTCTATCTTCTTTCGACGTGCATTATTCATTAATTCTCTCCATAGTAATAATCTTCATCTGAGCCCCATCCTGCACTCCTTAGAACATCTGCATCTGCTTCTACATCGTCTCTAAAATTATCTTCTCGTTCCTCTTGCTGTTCTCGTTCATCAGTGAAATTAACGAGACTGTCATAATAATATTCTAAAAGAGATGCCTCGATATCTTCTTTATCTACACTATCAGGAATGTTCTCAGGAGGAATAGTTATTACTACCCAACCTATTTTCTTAAGTTGGTCAATTGTAGCCTCGTTGACGCTCACACTTGCATTCATTGTATGGTTTCTCACAGTCAGGACAAATATAGAGAGGATCTTCGTCTACTTCTTGAGGAATTTCTTCCACCACTGTTCTACCTCTATTGGTTTTACAACAACTGCAATATTGCTAATGCTCTGTAACTCTCGCTCTAACCTTTCGATCTCACCTGCGGCTGCATGACAACGATTTACGAGTTTATCTTGGCAGTCCGAATGAGAAGCTTCCCTAAGCCAAATTGCCATCTTGTTCGCGTTTCTCATCTTCGTAACGTTCCTTGAACATCTGGTAAAGAATCTCTAGAGAAATCTCTTCTGAACTACTGTAGAAATTAAGTTTGACAGTATAATCCCTGTAGTGATAAAAGAGCGTCCTCCATCCAAGATTAAGATTCATCATCTATACCTAGTTTCTTAACAACCATTTGAGAACCTTCTACATATCCTCTTTGATATGCATTCTTTATAGTGAGCTCAAACATTTCAATCATCCTGTCTGAGCTATCGCTATATGCTTTTAGAAGGAGATGTTCTCCCATTGAGAGTTTAAAAGGGATTGCCTTATCAAGTTCATCTTGAGTCATTGTAGTGTCCTAAAAAAAAAAAAATAATCCTTTTGACGTTAAAAGAAGGAGAGCCCTTATGGGCTCTCCTGTAAATCATTTCGCCAATACAAAGCAGCGACTTCCACTCCTACTCCCTGGACCAACGCCTCCTTCAGAAATGCAAAGGACGGTCTTCTCCAATCCTTTAAGTAGATAGAAAATGTTCTGACCTCCAATACTCATATTGGTGATTTCAAAATCAGCCTTTACGAGTTCAGGAAGACCGGCATCAATAGGCTTCCACCAGCCGTCATCGGCAGAAGCTGTGAAAGAAAACAATGCAAGAAACAGCATTAGGTATCTCATAAGTCACTCCTGTGAAAGTCCTTGTACAACTTCATATCCTTTGGAAGTACTTCCCAAATCCAATCTGGGAGTTCGTCCATATAAACTCGCCTGTTAAGCTTCTCTCGAAGTCTATGGACATAAAGTCCAATATCATCGAAAGAGCCATTGGAACACTGCATAACACGTCCAGGCTCTGTGCTATTGGGCGGTAAGAAGATATACATAATTACCCCTTGGTTGGAATCTTGTAGAGAGGACGATAGTAGATAACTTCTTCTTTACCGATTACCTCTAGATTGGCATGGACAGTCTCTTCCATCGGCGTTCCATTTATGTCGAACTGGACACCATTTGTCTCATTAATATGGTGCGTCCATACCTTCTTCTCTCCGCAATATGGACAACATTGGTCATGTTCAGTCCAACAGTCTTCTGTCCAATAATGACCTTTAGGACACAAGTACTCATCTGTCCCTTCGTAGGACATAAGTCACCTCTTGGTTTAAGTAAATCTGAGGCCCTTTTGACGGTGGGCGAGTCCGACAAGCTTCAATCAAGAGGTCCTTATATGGACATTAATTTCGTTCACTTGCGTAGCTCTATTACTCTTAAGTGTCCGAGGTCGTAAACCCGAAGGCTAGCCACCAAGACACCGAGATGCATTTCTTGGACATGTATCCGCGAATAGTGTACGATACACATGCATCAAACCACTGCAGACAGCGCGGTTTATTACGCGACCACAAACGCGATTCCTCAGTCAATCTTCTGGGAATTAGCCAATTGATCGAGGAGAAATTCTAAGGGTTTTGACGAGACCCATTACTCGGCACTACTTTGAGCTTCGTATGGATTGAAACTTCATCTATGCTTTTTAGGGCAACAGAGGTATCCATGTTCGACTCGTATCGCACGTGGCAATGCGTATACCATTCATATATTCAATCAGTGCACGAAAGATATAATAACTGCACCAATCATAGCTTCTGTGTAAGAGCATCAAGAGCCGTAAGCACGCACTTGAATAGGGTTTCTTCTGTGGTCCCTCAAACCGCGGACTATATTTGAGTTAACGTCCGAAGACTATAGCGCCTGTCCTCGCGCTCACAGTTTTCTTTGATAAGTACTGTGACTTACGCTATGAAGATGCTTACCGCAAAATTGACATAGCTCCCCTTTTTCCGTTGTAGGGTTAACAACCGTTGTCAACTCTCCATATGTGTCATGACACAAAATGGTTTAAGGTGGCAGCGTAGTTCCCACATGGCTTCTCAGGTCCATGTAGGCGTACAGTTTAGGACACTTTGAGATGTATCCAACAATTCATGGAATGAGCTTCTTTCACTTCTCATTCTACAAGGCAGAGTTTTGTAATTAGTGCCTTTCATGGAGGAATAATTATCCTCAAGGGCTTACCATCTCCCTAAGCCGTATGCTTACTATTAGTGGCATACGTGAACGGTGTATAGTTTGCTTTCGTCCCCTCTTTATACTCTGGGACTGGACCCTACACTGGAGTCGAGGGTAGTTACTACAACTACCCTCTATTAGTGTCAACCTCCGAAGACGTATGCCTTGAAACGCTTCATATCCAACTGAAGCATCTCATACATCCGGTGGTCCGCCAAGTATTTGAGTATCTCATACTCAACCTCTTGGGCGCGTTTCTGAGACAGCAGTGCATCAGAACGATACACTGCCGCCTGCAGGAACATCTCCTTCAGTTCATCTTTAGCCATGATTCCTCCTAGAAAGTGGCCCATTCCTTGAACACTTCCTTCTGGCCTGTCTTCCTAAGAATGACATTGAGCCAAAAGACAAGCTCCCTAAAGAATTCAGTAATAAACTTACTGACTCCGTAGAGAAGGAACCCCATAGTGATTCCACCGCCGCCGAGGAAAACAAACATTGCGTAATCACCGCTCTGCTTGACTGCGCTCAACAACTTTGGTGTATTTTGCAACACCAAAAGATTAAGCGCGATCCCGAGCAGAACACCGATAAACCATACGAAACCATGTATGGAAAGTCTCATTTGAAGTCTCCTTATAGACTGTTGATGGGATTGTTATCATATAAGATACCTATTTTTCCGCTAAACGATTACGACCACATGTACAAGGGATTTGCTGTCCTTGATAAAAGTCTGGTAACAAACGACTTGGACAATCCGTTCGATGTGGCGTATTTCTAATCCACTTATGCGCTTCGGCCAGTTCGCGGCGCAGGCGATCACGCTCCGTAGCGAGGCGCGTGAACTCCACAAGCGGCACCGTGAATGCGGTGGGAATCGTGTCGCTCATCGCTCACCCTCCTTTTCGGCGAGGAAGGCGTCGATGCGGTCATGCAGCGTGTCGCTGACAAAGCTGAACCGATCCCGCGCATCCCGCAGCAGTTCTTTTGCCTCGGTCAATTTACGCTCATTGTCACAAGATTCAGCATAATGGTAACTGGCCGTATCTTCCCAAGTGTTACGTTCGGAACGTGCCTCGGTCAGCTCGCGCTGTAAACGATCTATCTCCTCATGCAAAGATTTGGTTTCTACATCTTTGATTTGTTGCAGCGCCATTCGCAAAGACTCATTAGCCCATAACTTATCATCCATTTAAATCTCCTAAAACCGGTTACGATTATCCGGTGTACTTATGTAAACTCACTTTTTGCAATGCCGGGGAGCTTACACGTACCGATTTTCGTTAATAATAATATTGAAGAGGCTTTCTGTAATCAGGCCATGAGAGAATATCTGCATCATAGCCATGAATTACTTTTGTTAAATTACGTTCAGTCCAACGTCTATTAGGACGAGTATGATTTAAATTGTTCCATTCGGTAGGCACAGCACTATAGTTAATAGGCGTTACCCAAGCTTTCCACCACTTGTCTAAACGCCTGGTATACTCGCGTCGTTCGAAAGGACTCATATCATCATAGATACGCCTAATTCTCTTCAACTTAAACTTTTTATTTTGATAAAAACGAGACATGAAGTACCCTCATAGGCTTAACTACTTCATCTCAAGCTCCTTAGAACATTGATTAAAAAATAACTCTGTCATTTGACGCTGGTACTCAGTCTTTCTTTCTCGTTTATCAAGTCCTGGATAATACTCTAAGAACTTTTCAAAAGATTTATTACCAATAATTTGAGGATTGCTTTTACAAAACAATTGGAATTTGGTCATCCCTTTTCTCTTCATTCATCTCGACTACATAAACTTCTAGTGAAAGAAGTTCATCTTCAATATGCTCAAAAGTGTTGATAATGTACGCGTCTGAAAATACCTCTGAAATATGCTCATGTGTTATCCAATCACGAACATCAATTAATTTATTATGTATTGTTTCCAAATCCTGCTTGAATGTTTCAAGATCCATATTTTGCTCCAAATGGTGCGATCGGTGGGACTCGAACCCACAAGCCTTTAGGCGACAGATTTTAAGTCTGTTGTGTATACCAGTTCCACCACGATCGCTTAAGACCCCTTACGCGCAAGCTGCCATAAATACATTAGAGCGTACCTTAGATGTCACAGTAACTGCTGATGCCGGAACTTGATAGTAAGTAAGACCATTCTTACTTAAAATAGCACCTTCATAGCATGCAACACCAAGAGGTATGCTTGCAACGATACGACCTAACTTCCTGTTATTTAATTCATACGCATAAGTCTGCACTGTAATTGTCGGCGGGTTCGGTGTAGGAGGATTATTGATTGTCCAAGTAAAGACCTCTGAATCACTATCCCCATGCACATCGGTAACAGTTGCAATTACAGAATAAGCACCAACAGTCGTCGGAATACCGCTAAATAAACCAGCGGAATTGATCGTTATACCAGGAGGCATTCCTACCGCAGAATATGTTAACGCATCGGAGTCAACGTCTGTAGCGACTAATTGTAACGTAGTTGCTACACCTCTAATAGATGTCCTTCCACCTGGATTTGTGAGAACAGGCGCATTATTGGGATCTTCTACAACTTTAGAAGCTACATTACTTGCAACAGATTCTACACCATATGTGTTTAATGAAAAAGCATCAAAACAATAAGTGCCAGAAGGTAGCATACTAATTTCAACACTACTTGCTGGTGCATTAGCAACTACTTGCCCTTGCTGTGTTCCAAAGATATTTCCACTAATGCAAGTACCCCATCGAACGCGTGTCGAAACCAAAGAACCTGGACCTGTTGTCGGAATAAAAGTACCATCTGTATTCGTTGTAGGATTGGTCCAGGAAACAATGGCAGATCCTGCAAATACGCTCATTGAACAGAACGTCAGGACTAAGAATGAAGTCAATTTTTTCATATCTCGCTCATCTAATTTAGTTTAAACTTATCTTTATATTTCTATTTGATGGCGAGATATATCGCTTTATTCTCTGTAAAACCTTATTACAGTTTCTTTAAATGCTTCCCAATCTCCATTAGAAAAAACTCTTCTACGGTTTTTAGAATCACCATAGTAAAAGTTACCCAGATGTTTTCCAAGGTAATATTGATCAGCTAATTGAACAAGAGCTACATCAAGATCATCTGAGATTGTGATTGTAGGTTCATGAAGAGGTTTATATCTAGGATTCACCTTCTTCTTAGGCTTCTCAACCTTTGGCCTATAAATTGTAAGTTCATTGGTATTAAGATCAACAACAAACTTACCTCCTTTCGTAATAACATCATGAATTAAACCGCTGTGAAATAGCGCTTTAACTGGAGTAACCTCCATAAAAATTCTTCCATCATCATAAAATAGTTTGTTCATTAATATATACTCAAATGGTTATCGCAGAAAACACATTTTGTACTACCGAAAGAATACGTATGTGAGCCAGTCTTTTGACATATTGTTTGTTCTTTAGGGGCAATCTTTTCATATTCCAGCATTGTCTCAAAAGCAAGTCTCCAATGCCGTTCTGTCCATATCTCTCCTTGTTGTATTTGAGCGAAATATTTAAGATTCTCTAATATTAAATCTGACATTAATCTACCCATTCATCTCGTAAATACCATGTACGCCAAATAGCAGAAAAGAAAGCACGTACTTTACCTTTACCATAAAAACGAGCAATCGCGTAATCGTTGTGAGCTCTTTCAATAAAAGTCGCTCGGGTTACTCTAGCTTTCATTGTAATTCCTAAGTGGTGCCCCCACATGGAATTGAACCACGAACCGCACATTACAAGTGTGCTGTTATGCCGTTTAACTATAGGGGCTTTAAAATTATCGGTTAGTAATCCAGCCTAATTCTGGAAAGCCAATAACAAAGAATATAAGACCTGCAGCAACAATACCGACTAAAATAATCATACCGATATCAGTTATTTTAAACTTTTTCAATTTACTCATAGTAGTCCCTCGTTACTCTTCATTAATTTAACTACTACTTTCAACGATTTTGCATTTAAAGAATAGAAGTGCCGGTTACGATCATCCGGCGTACGTGATTTGGAACCCAACAAATCCGTACCGTATGTGGTTCAGGGACAAGGATTCGAACCTCGATTCACAGCTTCAAAGGCTGCTGTCCTGCCTTTAGACGATCCCTGATCTCATTGAGTATGAATAGGTGGTGAATAACGTTCCCAATCATCATTATCATCTGTTAAAAGTGGAAGACTCTTACGTATCATTTGCTTACCATCGAAAGCAACCAATACGCTCCAAGGACCACGCATCCCATCGACAACTATTGGTAACACAACATGATCATCTCGAATCTTCCAATATGCTCTTCGTGCATGTGTTACAGTATGGTCTTTCATTAAATCAGAAAGTTTCACCGTACTCTCCTATAAATAGCAACAAGGCAAGAACGATTTTTAGCTATTATAGACTTTTCAATATGATCAAGTATAATTAATTCTTGTCTTCTCCATTTATCTAAAATCCTTCCGGATAATGAACTAAATGTATTAGGATGATGTGGTTCACCAATATATTTTCTTACTGTCCTATGAAATATTTCAATACTAAATAAATGATCGATAGGCACCTCATTGAGACAGTCTGCCACTATCTCATAGTAAGCTTTCTTCCAGATAGCTTTTTCCTGCTCCTCAACAGTCTTCATTCCTTCTCTTTTTAATCTTTCACCTTCATCCATAAATACCTCTATTGTATTTCAAATTGATCTGTTGGAGGTTTTCTGTTTTCTTCTTTTGCTAGTTTATAAAGGCCTACACAACCACCATCTTCTTGAAAGAGGTTAATATACCTAATATTAAATTCAGGAATAAATATTAGTTCTTGCATAAAACGTCTTGCAAACGTTTCTCCAAAAGATTTTGTAGTGATTCTGTTAAGCTCTTTTGTATATATTTCGAGATAGTATTTCATACTTGGTTTCCTTGATTGGTGGGCGCACTAGGATTTGAACCTAGGACCTAAAGATTATGAGTCTTCAGCTCTAACCGCTGAGCTATACGCCCTATTCGTAGAGAATCTTCTCATTAATCTCTCTCATTATCCTGTGCATACAATTAACTGCACTGGTAATCTTGATAGCTTCATCTTCTAGACTAGACATGTCTACACGTTTCCAATGTAGAGCCATTTGTTTGTAAATCTTGTTAAAGGTATCATTCTTAGTGGCATAAGGGTCAATTGGATACTTATGTTTACTAAGGTAACCTTTGAAGACTTGATCAAGAAGTTCTAATTCCTTCTTAGTAGCTTTAAAAGTAATATCAACTACGGTTATATCTTTGAGCAGCTTTTTCTCGACCATAAACTAACCCTTGTTTTGAGTCCTACGAAAAGTATTTCCTTTGTGTCTAGTAATTACACGAGTGACATTAGTCTTATCATCTTTGACGTGCACAAGATCTGTCGACTGATGAATCATTTTTTCATTACCAAGCTTTCTTGGTGTATTACGAATTGCTAACCACTTTTCTCGATCCATACCCATTAATCTCTCCCGTAACGATGATTACAATTGCCAAGTAAATCTGAAAGAATACTTGCGTCTGCATATAACAAATCAAGGTATGCTGTACCTAAAAGATTTTTTCCTGCTTTACGTATATTCAAAAGATCAACAATAATTCTTCTAATTTCTTCTTGATCTTTCTTTACAATTCGATTACTCTTGCTCATGATTCTTCCTGTTAAGGTTTGCAAAAAAATGCCTCCGTTTAAGGAGGCATAAAACAACTTGATCAGGGAAGGAGAGACCTAACCAAGTCGTTTTTGATTGCGCGGTACATTAGATTCTAATTCTCACCTCTTGTGAGAGTATAGATTCTTTGGCCGTACCGCTAGCCCTTAGAAAAAGTAGCCTTGAGCTGACATCTCAGCAGCTTGTATATTTACTTACGTAGACCTTCCTTCATCTTTAAGGGTATGAGGTGCCTTAAGATTACTTCTCAATCTTCCGTATCAGTGTATAGCAAGGCTTAAATCAAATCCCGATTTGCTACCTGCTCGGGAAAACACAGTAAGTATCTTCGGTTAGAACCGGAGGATAGTAGCTTAATTAAGATCAGCCAGAAGCGGCTTCCTTAGCAGCCTTCTCAGCAGCCTTCTTGGCGCGATAAGCAGCCAGACCCTCTGTAGCAGCGGGGCTAACTTCACGCTTCTCGATGCCAGCAGCATACGCAGCAAGGATAGCTTCCTTGTTCGCGATGATCCACTCAGCAACGTCTTCACGACCTTCCGTCGCAGCAACCAGAGTGTTACGCGCGAGAGCAGCCTTCTCCTCATCGCTCATACGCTTCACACCCGGCCAACCAAAGCTGTCCTTGATCGCATCAACGTTATCGACCAGGAACGCAATCTTCGGCTCATGCGAGAAATGCTCAACGAGGGCCTCAAGCGCCTTCTCAAGCTTCTTCTTCTCACCCTTCGTCACGCGACGAATCTTACCGACCTCAAAGCTCATCTCGACAGTCTCACGATTCTCGAGCAGCCATTCAGTCAGCTCGGTCTTACCGGCGGTAACTGCCAGAAGTGCAGTCTGGATCTTCGGTGTGCGGAGGAAGTCCTGTGCTTCCGCCTTGCTATCGAAGAACTGACCATTGACTTCAAACTTTTGACGAATTTCAGACGACATTATAACATCCTTACATGTATTAAACAAAATGTCACTTTTCGCGTAGTGACTATACGCTTGACAGAAAAGAGGGTTAAGTTAACGGTTTCACTAACCCACCCTTGAGCTCCTTCAAAACGATCCACCAGGCAACCAGAGGCATTGCCAGGCACGCGCAGAACGGCCCGGTATAGGGCAGCCATGGGGCAGGTGCGCGTCTCACCTGCGGCCCCTGGGAAGTCACTTGGGATAGGCTTTTTAATTAAACAAATTGTGTTACTCATCAAAGATTTTATCAATCAAAGCTGCTACATATGCACCATCTACTTTCTCATGAGGCTGTACTTTAGACAATGCAGTAATCAACTGATGCATATATGCCTGATCAACGCCTAAAAGCTGTTCTCTAAGAATTGCAGTATCATCTAACTTTAATTTATTAACTTGCCAAATAATCTTCAGCATTTGACCCGCTGAGATTCTCCAGCCTCTATTCATGAACTTTCTAATTCGGAAAAGTGATGCTATAGGATAAAGGCTACCTTCATAAACCAATGTCTTCGATAGAATAGCTTCTAATGCTTCTGAGGGAAGACTTAACTTATCCTCTTTGAAATCATAATAACACATTGCATGTGCAAAGTCAAAGTTATCATGAATCTGAGAGGGTGCGCCATAGAACCTAATAATCAGCTGAACCTTATTGGCAAGAGATACTGCATTATCTGTTAGAAAGATTGGTCTATAGGGTTTCTTTTTAGGATCTGCTTTTAGCTCTTCATTAAGCTTCTCTACTATTTCTTCAGGATGGTCTAGCAATTCCTGATATGCATTCTCTGTAAGCGATGAAGCAAACTCATCTGTTTCTGCTTGAGGTAGACCTTCAAAGTACTCATAAGTCTCTTGAGTCTCAGAGGCTACTCCTGCTGATTGCATATGGAATAAAATACGTTCTTCAGCTATTCCTTTGATGTTAGTAATATTTTCAAGCTTAACTCTAACATCATATTTCCTCGCACTACCTGACGCGAGAAAATTTGCCCTATTAAATGCAGTGGCATAATACACAGCAGCACGCATCGTAGCGCTATGCGTTCTCAAATAGAAATCAAAGTCATGAGGCTTTTCGCCTAACAACATCGAGGTAATTGCTCCTCCTGTAACAATTACATTATCTCCTAATTCCCCTCTAAGCGTCTCATTCTCAATCGATGCAAGCCAATCCTTAATCTTCTTTCGAAGGATTAACTTGATAGTTCTTGCCTTATATCCAGGCATTATAAATCTCCTAAATTTCGAAATCCTATGAACCTAGGAAATCTCGGTTTGTCTTTAATACCATGTGCAAAGAATCTAAACTTAAGCATCTTCTCTAAGAAGTCTTCTTGATTTTCCCAGATCAACTTTCGATCATCGTGCGTAAGTATACCGGGAGCAATGTCCAATTCCTGGCCTTTATAATCAACAATAAAAGCACCAAGCGTGTCTCCAGCAACGAGACCTTCTTTTGACGATGATCTTTTAGCATAACCAAGCTCATCTAATTTTAGTTCATTTTGGTTAGTCATTAGTTCTTTAAAACCAATGATAACTGCTTCATCATCTTGAAACCTTTTTAGTTTATAGATGATACCTTCTTTCCAAGTACCTCTCCCTTGTTTATAAGGTGCTTCTGGGTCACGCATCATGATCCCTTCAAAACCTTCAAACAAACATTCTACTTCAAAATCCATCAATTCTTCATAGATCATTACTTTCTTTTGTTGTACCATGAAGACATTATCTTGTGCATTATTAAACAATGCACCTCTGAGTAGCTCTAGTCTTGTTTTAAAAGACCAATTTAGACAGCTCGGTGCTGTATAGTCGAACACATAGAACTTGATATCGCCCGGTTTGCTTCTTGACATAACATGACTCTGTGTCCTATTGTATACATCAGAATCAGTCGGGTCACCAACAATAAGCTCACCATCAAAGTGTTCTAAATGTTTGAAAGCATACTGTACTTGAGCTGATGGAATTGGCTTTCCTGATCGTGAATATGCAATACCATTCTTGACAATACAGCGTATTCCATCATATTTAGGACTAACAAAAAGAGGATACTTAAGCTCATCGAAGTAATTCTGATAGCGTAACGGATCTTCGTTTGGAGCCAAGAGTGGCCTAAACATATTACACCTCATCCGGCACAACTATTACAAGGGGACCCACAATAAGTGGAATAGAGTAGCCGTTGACGGAAGGTGAATACTTAAGCAAAGCTGCTGAATTTACCTTTAATTCTTTAGGTAGTCCATCTTCATCAACATAAGCATCATGCTTTCTTCGATTATACATTACATTAACATGCTCTATATAGCCTCCAACAAGTTCCTGAAGAAACGGCAATGTTGGTTTCTTTTCAGGATATGTATGTAATGTCGTAACTCCGGTAACATCTACTTTGATACATTTGCCACTCATTAGTCTTTCTCCGCAGCAGCTTCTAACAATTCCTCATTTATGCTATCTCTGAACTCTTCAAGCCTATCCATAAATGTAGACATGTTGTCAAGACTTACCATCATCCATTCTACAATAAGATAATCTGGAATACCATATAAATCCTCAAGTTTATATTTCTTAACTAATACGTGTAGCTCGTTCTCAAATATTTCGTCCATACTGACCTCAATTAAAAAGGGAGCCATTTCTGACTCCCTCGATTTATTTAAGCGGACATGCGCCATTATCGCATTCACCGGACATCTCGAATTCGGCATTGGATAATGATGTAATAATCTCAGTACTTTCTACTAACTTTTCGTACTCTTCTTTTGTAACTTCTTGTAACGGAGCCTGTTTGAATCCATGTTCTGAATGTAACAAGAAAGATAAACTCTTATGATTATTCTTGTAATAGCGATTTAGATAGTCACGAATTTCAGGAATCTCTTCTTTCTTGTAATACACTGTACAAGAAACACTATTATCAGACCATATGGTTTGAAGACGCTTAATCTCATTTAATTGATCAAGTGCTGTCATGTCCTTTGCAAGACGTGTCCCTTCAGGATATGCAAACGGGAACGTAACAACAACTGTACCGTAATCTTCAGAACCATCTATGTTTAATTGATATTCAACAGGGTAACCATGCTCACGGCAAACTGCAACTAGCTTATGATCAGAAGCAATACGTATTCGCCTATACATATACTGTGCATATGCAGGATGAATACCAGGTGTTACTCCTGGAAGCAGACTTAAAGTACCAGATGGTTTAACGGTCGTAAGCTTGATAGAGCGATTGAAACCGTGCATAGTAGAGTAACGCGCGTCAAAATCACGAAGATATTTATAGCCATCAGCTAACCAAGAATTTTGCTCTTTAGAGGCTTGTAAGATACCAGTAAGACCAATTCCCATTCTCATGTTCTTATGAACAATTTGACCCGTTTCAGGGTGATGAGAAGGAAGAATCAAAGAATGTTTATTAATCCTATAAAGCAATTCAAGGATATCTAGGAATTCTTCTTTAGATTCCACATTGGGAAGAAAAACTTCAGCAAGACAACAAGTCTCATATGGAGCCAACGACTGCTCTGCACAGGGATTGTAACCCATCACTTCCGGATCAGGGTACTCAGTCTCATTAAGTCTTCCAACCTTACGCGATAAGCGAAGGTTAATGAGACCATAAGGTTCTCCTTTACCCTCATATCCATGCCAGAAGTATTCATGAAGATCACGGAGATCGTCGCAGGCAACAGAATTATTGGACATATCCCTCCAAGGGGGAATATTGCCAATATCCCATCTCTTAGCCAATAAATATTCGATGTCATCAGGATCACCTATTGCTATCTGCGCTGAACGTCTGACATTACCGGCAACAATAATTTTGCCAATAATATTCATGATGTCTAAAGCATCAATGGGCCTTATTTTCTTTCCACGTCGTCGTTCAAGGACTTCAGAGATTTTTCCGATGCCCCACACAAGATCTTCAGGGCCTGAAGCCACGCCGCCAAAGCCTCCGATGGGAGACCCTTTTCCACGTACAACTTGGGTAGAGAAGGTAAAGGTCCCGTTCTCTTGTCGTTCACTTAAAAATGCTGCCTTTAATGTTTTGCCAAGAAACTTAACCCAACCTTCTCTAGAATCTGGGATTATGAAATCTGCACCAGCATGATTAACTCTTGTAGGTGCTTTGAACCAATCCCTCACTACTGGAAGTTTGTCTACGTGTACTTTCTGAATGTTGTAGCCCACACCGGATCCAAGTGCCAGCATGTCCATTGCCCAACAGAAAGGGCGTATGGGTCGATCTACTACAGTGAAAGCACAATTCTGGAGTGAAGCTAAGCCCAGTCTGTCTACAGTCTTTGTGCCAAGTTGCCATAAGAATCTTCCTGCAACAGAACACTTAAGCGCGAGCATGTATTCACGAATACGATCCTCTTCATCTTCAGTGAAACCAACTTTCAATTGATCTTTACATGCACCTAATACACGTTCAATAGTATCTGGAAATTCTTCAGTTGGAGCATCTGCTCCTGTTTCTCCTTCAAATTTTCTTGCGTACGTCCGCTTGTACGTTAAGTAACCTACGGACGACCAAGGCGTTGTTGTTTCCGTCATTAATAATCCTCAACTATTTTTCCCCAACATGTTACAACAAAATCATTCAAAGCCATTTCATCAGACTTGTACGTAAAATGTCGGTTATTTTTTCTATTCTCAAATGCTGCATTAGCCTTTTGCATTTTAATCGCATCTTCTACTGTAACTCTAATAGTCCTGTTTATATAAACTTCAGCAGGATGTGGCGAGGAAATGTCATGATAATGCCAGGGCTCTATCCATTCTACATAACGTACGATAGGCTTCTCATCGTTAAGTAAGCCCATTTCTCCAGCAAGTTCTTTGATAGTTGTCATGGCGCTAAGCCTACATCCCAATCTGGGTAATTTTTAAGAATTTCTTCATATTCATCTGCGTCACAGAGAATCTCTAAAACTCTATTCAGAACCCATTGCTTGTGATGAGAACCATCATAAACACCATAACCAACAATAACATCAACTGCTTTCTCAATACGATTTTCAAGCTTTTCAGATGTTGCCATTAATCGAATCCTTTTGTATGGAGTGTTGGAACTTCGACCTTTTCGAAAGCGTCTGCATCATCCATGCCGTCACATGCAGAAAGTCTACCTGTGTCATATGAATACTTAACATTATTTACACGACCTGTAAGTCCTGTTTGCCGTGCTTTTAGAATCTGCATTAGGATAGTATTACGCTCATTATCATCGGCAGCTGTAAGATTACGAGCGAAAGAGATAATATCAAAACTGACTTGCTTAATCGAACCGCTTCCTCTAATGTCATCAATTGAAGGTAATTTCCCTTCTTCGAAAGATTTAGCACCACTACCAGCCTTCCTAAGATGACTAACGAGACCAATCCACACAGGATGGCGTTTAACCAAACGAAGTAAATCATTCATCACCTTATCATGGGCTTCATTGCCAGTTAAGTCCGCAGCGCCTTCAGATACAAGCATAGTGATATGATCAATAAAGAGATACTTAGCCCCGCTAAGGCACATGTACTCCAATTTGTCAACAATTGAACTGTCATTCATAGATCCTTGGTGATCGAGCAAAATTACTCGGTCTCCCCCAAAGACTTCATCAAAGCCAACTTTGAGCTCCTCTAATGGGATCTCTTCTTTTGCAGGATTTCTCTGTAATACCATTCCAGCTAACTTTCTTGCTGTTTCTGCCGGGCTTTCTTCGAGAGATACGATTCCAACCTTATCAGTCGTTGTGGCCAAAACGTGGAGTATGATCTCACGGAGTATCGTACTCTTGCCGCTACCTGTGCCAGAAATAAATAGAGTGATTTCACCTGGACGCATTCCTTTAAGTTTTTGATTTACACCACTTAAACAAGGAGGATAAGGTACTGCGGGAATACTATTATAGGCCTCTAGTGCTTTCCATAATTCCTCTTTATTAATAATACCAGTAGGAGTATACGGAGCTGCATCATAGATATATTTTAAAAGACTTTTCCAACCTTGCTCTGTGAGTACTTTATTAGCATCTTTTAAAGGTAATTTAGTAATCTTTACCTTATCAATACCAATAATCTTAATACTCTCCTCAAGAGCTTTCTTACCAGCCTCATCCTCATCTAAACAAAGAATTACTTCATCGAAAGATCTTATCCAATCGCGGTTTTCAAGAAGCGCCTTAGTTCCCGACGCCGATGACAACGCCACAACAGGATACACTTGTTTATAACGTTCATACCAAGCTTGTGCAACTGATAATGCATCAATTTCACCCTCAGTAATAACTAATTTCTTTCCAGATGCATTAAACTTTTCTTGACCAAAGAGTTTATGCGATTTACCAATCCAGTAAAAGTCTTTAGGAAGTTTTCTAACTTTATAAATGTCTTGCTCATATGGATAATAATGAGCATCCATTTCGCCTTCAGCATTAAAAGAAACTTTTACACCAAAGAATTCCATTACTTTGGTTGAGATTTGTCTATCTTCTAAACCTTTGCTTCTATAGTCCCTAATATCATCTGGAGAAACTCTTTTTGATACCTTTGTTTCTGTCACAACTTCTCCTTCTTGTGCAGGGAAAAATGTCTCGCATGAGAAGCAGAAGGAATTACCTTCTTCATAGATTTGTCTTGCATCATGCGAGCCACAGTTAACCTGATCTAGGCAGGGTTGATTTTTAACTACGATCTTTCCCATCTTACTCCTTCTTTTGATGGAGCGCTGCTATACCTAATAATGAGTATATTGTTAAAGGAAGAAAATGATCCGATTGAAAGCCGCCTCTCTGAATTTCAAATAGAATATTTACAGCACCAGCAGTACCGCACATGATCGCTGATAATACAAAGATAACAGAGAGAATGTTACGCATGTTGTTCCTCGAATTTCTTCATTTTGATTACGTCAGCCAACCTATCTTTATGTCTTTGCGTAATAGGCTCTTTGACATTCCAAGAGACCTTCTCTATAAGTGTATTATACCAAGTCGTATTCGTAGGTGCTTCAACAAAACAGAGAGACCAAGTTTCAGAATAAGATAGAGTTCCCTTTGTCTTATATTGCTCTAAGCAGATAAAATCAAATTCTTCCATTGGTCTCTCTTTAAACATTTCCGCAAGTGCTTTCGAAGATGAGAAGTAAGTTCTCCAATTAGACTCTTTACCTTTGTTACTAATACCATTTCCGAAGAATGTCTTTTTACCCAAATAAAAACGTTCTAAGTAATTATCTCTGATGACATATATAAAACCTACTGGACAATTCTTCTCTGCGTACTTACCACCCATCTGTTCACAAAAGTGCCAATGTCCATTATCAAACTTCTTCTTACTGAACTTTACAACATTATTAGGAACACTTGGTAATTCACCTTCAAATTTCATTTTTCTCAACCGGTAAAAGAATCTCCTTTCTTAACTCTTTAACAACAGGCCATTCTTTTGGATCAAAGAAATCCCTATGGCTTCGTAGGAGATGAATCATTCTACCATTAACAAGTAGTTGTTCAAACCAACCTTCACCATAAGCTATCATGTACTGTTCTACGACAGCTTCTTGATATTCTTCCTCATCGCTACAAGCGGTAAGTATCCTATCTGCCTTGATCTCACCAACGCGTGGTACTCCAAGAACATTGTCCGTAGGATCACCTTTGAGTAGCTGGCAATAATAATGTCGTATTGCGGATTTCTCATTAATAGTAATAATCTTCTTATCACGCATTAAGAAGTGATTTCCAGGAATACAACGCAAGTCTTTATCAATAGAGCAAATTATATAGTCTATTCCATAGGCTCTACATTCTTCAGCCCAAATCCTTATTAGATCGTCAGCTTCCATTCCATGTGCTGCTATGGCAAGATCTTCAGCTACTGCAAGCTTTCTTAACGTGGGCACAAAGATGTTTTGTTTGTTAGGATCTTTATGCCGATTCATCTTGTAAGTAGGAAGAATTGCATTTCTATAATTATTCTCACCTTTAACAGCCATTAAAAACTCTTCACAAAAGACCTCATCTAATAGCGCTTGAAGCATTTCCTTAAAGTTTTCCCAAGACTCTTCTAGATAGTATCGATCTTCTTCTTTTGTAAATTGAAGAGGAATGCGATCACCGTTCTCATCAAGAGATATAATTGAAATATTGTCCTTAGCTTTCTTTTTCCATCTTGACTCGCAAGCCATATATGCGAGTACGTCACCGTCGATAATAGCTAGCATCCTCTTGCTTCCTTCTCTTTATATCAAAGAGCATAAAATCATATGCGAGAGATACTTGGTGATTGTTATACCAATGTCCAATTGCATGCATTTGCCCTAAATTCAATTTGAGACCTTGAATAGTAGAGGTATCTCTAACAATCACACAGTATCTTGGATCTAACTCATGTTCAGCTATATGCTTATGGGCATGCTCATATGTTTCTGCGAATATGTAAATTCGCTCATTCATCAGGATACCTTTTCTTTATTACAAACATGTCATATTGGGTTACTTTACAAATGTCACATTTACATGCATCATCATACATACCTAAGCCACATAAGCCAGACCAATGTATTCCAAAGAAACAAAGAATGCGTTTAATGTGTTTCATACCAATTGCTTCCAATCTTAGCATCGCCGTCCATTATAGTAATGCCATAAAGCTTAGGGCCGTCAGCAAACGCTTGCTTTCCAATTTCTGCAGCAGCTTCAGCGTATTCTTCAGGAACCATAAAGTCATACTCATCATGATAGTAAATGAGAGGGATATACGGAATATTTGCCATTTCAAGTTGTTCGACAGCAAGCATGAGAGCCGTGCTACAAGTAACCTTTTCCGCTCCCTGTAACAAGTATACGAGGAGCTTATGGAAAGAATCAACATATAGACGATTGCCAGCAATAGAGGGAATGTATCCATCGCCGAACTTCTTAGTACTGCCATAGATATTCTCCAGACGCTTCAAAAGATCTGCAAATCCAGGAACTGCCTTTAAGAATTCTTTCTTTAGGGTTGCACCCTTTTGAAGATTAGTTTTACCAAAGATGTAACTCCAGAGTTTACCGCCTGCAGCACCAAACAACAACGCATAGAAAATACGCTTTGCTTGTGGACGCTTTACTTCATGAATAATACCCATAGCCTCTAATGCGATTGTTAACTTATCTGCATTGTATTGATGGATATCACCATGTAAGAGGATGTCGATATATTCTTTATTTGCGAGATAATGCGCAAGACCTCTTGCTTGGTTACCTTTAGAGTCACAACCTATGATTTTCCAGCCTGGCTTACAAACAAATAAAGAACGCATCTCTTTACCATATGGCTTGTCTGCAGTAGGTACGTTGACAATAATAGAGTGCCGTGCACGCATACTTGGCGTACCTATAAGCATCATCTCACCATGTAGATAATCATTAGCATCTAAATGTTCTAGCCATGTCTTTAAGATACTATAGCGAGATTTTACCATCAAATAATCAGTATAAAGCTTACCATCACCACCAAGGAATTCTAAGCTATCTTCAGTAATTTTAGGTGTAGCTTTATCTTTAGTTTTCCTTCCTTCTTCATCCTTTTTGTAATTCCATTCAGTTGGCTCCCAACCATTTCTAAACAGAAATACTTTAACATCGGTAACGGAATCTAAACTCAATGGTCTACATTCAACACGGCAATACTCTCCAGCGATAGGTCTCTCCTCTCCTTCATAGCCAGAGAAAGGATCTACGCCAAACCAATTGGCAGTATGCTGATCGTAAGCACCACTCTTAACCCATCTTGGTTTCTTTGTCTCTATAATACCTTTCTTTTTGTCTTTAGGTTCACAGATATAACCAAGTTTAGAAGACAATGTTTCCTGGGTCTTTTCCATTTCTGTTGTAAGAATGTCAAATAATTCATATCCTTTGTCTTTATCGAAAGGCCAACCATGTAAAGTTGCCATCGCGGACCATCGTGCAGCATAATGTTCTGCTAAAATGTAATTGACAAATTGAGGCGACTTCTTTACAATTCGTTTAAACTCAGTCATTACTTCTTCATAAACTAAAGAATTAAGTCTTACGTCATTAATACAATATTCGAGCATCTCCTTAGAATAGTGAGAGAAATCTGTAAAGTCTATTTTAGGAAAGCCTAATGCCTTACCCCAAGTATCTAAACCATGACCGTCATTGCCGAAACGCCTATAGTCTAAAGCCTGAGAAAGTAATAGCGTATCTTGCAACTTACAGTCTTTTGGCGGTGTCCAATTATAAAGTTTATAGAGCAAAGGAATATCATAAGAACAGATATTATGACCAATTAGATGAGTAGCATTATTAAAGACTTCCTTCCAGCCAAGATCACCTTGCAACCAATGCTTGGTTTCTTTTGTAATTACATTATAAGCAACAATTACCCAAGTGGTCGTAGCTTTGAGAAGCAGTTCATCTGCTTCAATATCAAAGATCCACTTATTCATTATTTCCTCGAAAGTATGTTCTCAATGTCATGTACAAAGATTGGCTGCTTTCCATTCTTAATATATGCGACCAAGAACTTAAGATACCAAAGCCCTTTTTCAAACTCTTGAAGATCTTCATCTTTATAGCCTACTCTATCAAGATACTTGTCAACTTGTAGCATTAAGGCTGAAATGAAATGCTCTGGATTTTCTCTGAAACGCCGCTCTCGACATTTAGCTTCCAACCATTGTAATTCAAAATTAACATTTTGATCATAAAGAAAGGCTTGGTAATGAGGAGGATTAACAGGATCTTTCTCAGTGCTCCCTTTTGTAGCAAATTTATTTAATATAGTACCATCAATTTTATCATGAAACCCGGTATCATCAACAAACTGATGCTTTGCGTGCGAAGGTAATGCATGCTCTTTTTCAGGCTTCCAAGCGGCTTCCCTTTCAAGACGTACTCTCCAAGCTTCTAAATCATCATAGTCATTGATAGAATCAATACAGTTCAGAGTAACACTATCGAAAACTTGAATAGAATATTCTTTAAAGAACGTTGAAAAGGTTTCTTTATCGAATTCTTGAATCCAATTTTCAATATCTTCAAAACGTGTGGCGGTATCAATTCTCTCAGGTGGCTCTGACTTTAGTCTATATGTTTCATAAATATATTTCATTAGGTTTCTCCTTCATTAAAAAGGGGGACTACCCTTACGAGTAATCCCCCATTGATGACGTTAGTCGAACTTACCGGCTTCTGCCTCTTCCTCTTCAGGAGGATCAATAGTCTCCATGTCAGACTCTTCGAAGTCATCATCACGCGGCTTCGGTACATAGACCAAATGCTTTGTGACCTGTACTCCCATAAGAACACTGACAATGCCTTTGCCGGACTTGTCCTTCTTAGGATATTCATACTGATAGACACGGACGTTTCCGATGCTACCATTTCCAATCGTATTAGGATCTAACTCCTTCAATTTTCCGTCAACAACAGGAACAGGCGAAGACAGCTCTCCGCTATTCTTGATTGACTTCTTACGAAGGTTTACTCGCCAATATGGCTGTGCACCCTCTTCATCAGGGACAACAGCCTTCACGAGCAGACCACGTGCTTCCCAGTCCTTCTTCTGTTCGCGATCAGAAGTCCGGATTTGAACCTCCCACGTAGGATTCTCACGATTAAACTTTGCGTTAGGACGCTTCGGGTCCAATTTACAAAAGTAAAGTTCAGCACCTTTAATTTGCACAGTATTGCCTCTTGAAATTTAAGTTTCTTATCCCTCATGATGAGGGTTAAGTTAACGGGATCATCTAACAAATAATGCCTTATTCCTCAGGACCAAGAGCTTCTTCCCACTCATCGTCTGTAATACCTGTCATAATGAATTCACGTTCACTAGGAGACAGATTAGGGAAGGTTACTTGAATAAGTCCAGTCTCTCCCCTCTCATACTTGGCGAGAAGAGTCTCATCTACATCTAGATCAAGGGTCCTGACTACCCCCGAGATCATTGACTTTCGTGTAATCTTCAATTTTAAACTCCTCACAAGTATGCGGTTCACCGCCTTCGTTAAAAAGTCGCCAACCACTTTCAATTTTTTCCCAATATAAGGGATACTCATCACAGAATTTACACGATACTGCTCTGTCCTCATCATCCCAGTAATCACTAGTATCAATCCAATCTTCGATAGCCATTATGACCAAGCCTCATTTGACATTTTAATTGATTCTAACACATTAGGTTCTTGTTTTGCTATCTCAGCAGGAATAAAGAAAGTAGGCCCACCAGCATCAGTAGTACCCATAAAAATCTCTACATAAGTCTTATCAGGTAACCAGCGGCAGCTATCATAGGAATCTGGAACTTCTGTAATACTCTTCCAACGATTTTCACCTACTGCTTCAACCGTTGTAGGAATCTCTATGAGATCAATTTCATTTTCTATAAGATGTACATCACCTCCGTACCATTCCATAAAAGGAACCTTTGTAAGCTCTTTCGAATCCTCCAAATTACGAAAATAATTATAAATCGTTTCTGGAGCTTCTTTCAATTCCTCGAAGTCTTTGTATACTTTCATGCAAAGCAGTACTCCGAATTTAAGATGAGTTTAATATCTAAGGTACCGAATTCAATACCACTGATATCACCATTAATATCTTTCATAATACTTGTTAGAGGGTCTGCTTCATAAAGCTCAACGAAAGTCTTTCTGATTAGTGTGTATAATTCAGGCATATCAGCCAGAAGACATCCGAAAGAATCATGTACAGTGCTTACTGGAAAAGAAGCCTTATGGACAGTAAGAGCGAGATGAGCAGCATCAAGACTGTGGATAGCATTAGGAGATGCACCTTGGGACTGCTTTCCTTTAGATGGTTTAACATCTTCAATAAAGCAAATTGCAAGCTGCAAAGTATTATCGTAATATCCAGTGCTAGTCTTTTCACCATCTGTCGGTCCATACTGCACCCATATTTTCTTTACCTTTCCTTCTGTGTAATTTTGAACGACAGGGAAATTTGTAATGGGGACTGTCCAGGAAAGGAATCTACCTTCGCTTTCAGCACGCTTTCCAGCATTTTCAAATATAGAGAGCAATTGCATAGGTCTGCGGAGAGACACTCTACAATCTGCAAAGACTTCACGTCCAAGGTAGGCTCCCCATCGATGTTCCATGTGTAGGAGTAATTCAATACCATGCTTTCGCGCATCATCGATCTGCTGCTCACCAAGGCCATAAGCGGTTCCTCCATAAGGAAGTGTCATAACGTTGCGTTTCACGATCTTACGTCTCTGCTTGAAGTCTTTAATTCTAGCCCAATAGACTGGAGCAGCGATATTCATTAGCTCTTTATTACGATCTTTGAAGCTTTGTATCTTTGAAATAAGCTCTCTACGACGTTCGCTTTTAGGCTCTGAATCATTAATCTGCTTTTTAAGATCTATAAGCTCATCAATCAATTTTTCACAATCAGCAATTTCCTTCTTAGTCATCTCACTTAAAACTTTATTTAGTCTTACCCAAACATGATCGCTTACATACTTATAAAGATCACCTGGTAAATCTAGTGGTACGAGATTCACATGAGGCGCCGTAAGCTCATCTTTAGTTAAAGCAGAGAGATGTTGAGAACCATTATTGGAGCCATCGATATAAACTTCAAGGTTAGATTCGTAAGAATAATCTTCAAGATCATTAACAGCAGCTTGATGAATTCTAACTTGCATTAGTTCATGACATGCCGCAAGGAACTGCCAAGGCTTATCAGCTTTCATCCACCCTTGGTTGACTTTGGGGTTTTCCGCATAGGAAATAATGATTTCTTCATTATCGATAGTCCATTCAAATCGATCTTTAAGGGGTATCTTGTCGGTTTTCGCCCCATCTTCACGTCCTGCGTCCCCTGCCCAGTTAGAGGCAACTGACACACATAGCCAGAAGAATCCTGCTTTCCCGATAGCCTTCTTATCTCTACGGAGCAATAGCCCTCTGGCAAGGTCTGAACCTTGCTCATGGAGATAAGCGGTGGCCGGATACTTCCGTCCTCTAAAATCGAAATAGTACAAGTGAAAGAATTGTTTTCCGAGGAATCTTTTAGCAATTCCTCCAACAGCTTTTGCTTCTCGGATCTTGGTAGCACGAGCTTCAGGGTTGTGTAATTCCCATATGTCTGAGAATGCCTCCGTTTTGTTTCGAAGTGCCCAGAGATGTAAGTTGTAAATATATTCATTAATAGTCCACCCTACAGTTTGTGCTTTATTAACACAATCAAAAATGATGGGATGCGTTTCAAGGCTAATTTTATCAAGTACATCCTTATTACCCGTCTTTACAAGCAGCATTCCAGTTGCATGCTTAGTTGTTGTCCAGGGTGAATATGGAACTTCTGATGGAAGTTTTTCAATTTTTGATGGTTCAAGATTATCCCACAATTTACTAAGCTCATCATCATCTAACACCTGAATGATATAAGCAGCATGCCCTTTAGCACCTTGCCCTAATACGACTTGAAGAATACACGCAAGCTCAAATGTATAAAGGATAAATGCGCCAGTCTTAGCAGCTAATGCAGAATCTCTTTTAAGCTTATATTTATTACGAATGTTATGACCAATTGCACAAATAACTTCAGTGAGATAAACACTATTACGATGTGCTCCTCTTTTTACGCGAGTGTATAGATATAAAACAGAAATAACAGAGTCGATATAATCTTCGACATCTAGTTTCTGAAGATACTTCAAAGTACTTCTTTCTGGAATTTCTGTTTTTATGCGGGACACGAGAGATTCAATAATTTGATTTCTCATTAAAATCCTATTAACCAACGAAGGATAGGACCGATCGTTAGGAAACACAAGAATATAGCAATGAGATAGAATGCGCCAAATATTAGTCTTCCTAATAGAAACAAAAAGAATAATAATAGCTCATCCTTCATTTCTTGCATCACCTAACCCCTTACGACTTGCGTCGTAAATGGGATTACTTACGACACCGAAAAAAAAAAATAAGGCCTAAGACTTTCAAAAGAAACCACTACCTTTTTAGGGGTAGTGGTATGGTTTGTTTATCGTCTTTTTATCCTGCCGGATCTAATCTCTTCTAAGAAGTCTTTCGGATCATAGGAGTAGCCAGGATAGCTCTTGGACATACTATCTATGATATCCGCATAGTCCTTTCTTATCTGTCGACTTCTCGAAAGAAAAGTCACTAGGCTGTCAAAAGTTGACCTTGCTCGGATGGCTAACCATCTTTCACGCAAGGTCGGATACTTGTTCTTTTTCTTCTTCATTCCGTGTAGTTGTCATCGAACGGGTTGATCTTCGACAGCAGCGTGCGAGTCCGATAGCTGTACGTCCTCTGGTACTTCGCTTCCATCACCTGCACTTCTGCCATCAACTGAATGATCCGTTCATTCTTCGCCATGACCTCATCCTGGAGATCATCCTTCGATGCCATGCACTCCATGTAGGACTGCGTAGCATTTTCCAAGCTGGCCGCCTTGTCGTCAGTTCGATCGTTCTGGTAGTACAGACCGATTGAGAGACCAAGGGTGGCAAACAGCAGGATCGCAACAACGTACTTCATAAGTCCTCCTTTG